CGTCGCACTCGCGAGCCGCAGCGGTGCGGTCGTCGGTCGGCTCTTCGACTCGGCGCTGAAGCACAACAACATGACGGAGGCCGATGTCGAGCAGCTCGCAAAAAACTGAACGCCTCGCCTTCGCGGAGGTTTCTCTTCGCGCTGGCGGGGCATCTGCGGATGACCGTGCGCGAGTTGTGCGAGCGGATGGATTCGCGGGAGTTGAGCGAGTGGATGGCTTACACGAGGTATTTCGTTCCGCTGTCCGACCCGTGGCTCCAGACAGGACTGCTCGCCTCGATCGCGATGGCACCGTACACGGACCCGAAGAGAGGCAAGCCGCCGACCGCAGAGGATTTCATTCCGAAGGCTCGGCCACCGCAGCACGATTCGCAGGACCGCGAGGCGATCCTTCGGCTACGGCGTGAGATGGGGATCATCGACTGATGGCAAACATCCTCGGACTCGCGCTGAAGATCAGTGCGGACTCGACGCAACTGAAGCTCACGCCCGCAGAGCGTGCTCTTCAATCGCTCGGTGCCGAGGCTGACAAGCTCACGAGCGTATTCGCTCAGTTCACGGGCGAGTCGTCGGCGGCAGCGACGGCACAACAGAAGTTCGCCACTGACCTCGCGTTCCTCAACTCGGCGCTGAAGACCGGGCAGATCACGGCCCAGCAATACGCTGAGGAGTTCGCGAACCTTGCCCAGGCGTCGGAGCAGGAAGCCGCTGCTCTCCGCGAGGCGGCCCGTATCACCGAGTCGGTGCGGACGCCGTTCGAGCGGTTCCAGCGGACGGCGGGCGAGCTCGCCGTGCAACTGGACGCGGGTCGCATCTCGCAAGAGACATACAACCGGGCGGTCGAGCAGGCGTCTCGTGGGCTGACCGACGCCGAGCGTGCGTCGGCCGGGCTCGCGGCCCGCACCGCTCAGATCGCAGACGCTGGCGGGCAGGCGAAGCTCCAGTTCAACGAGCTCTCGGGTGTCTTCTCGATTCTTCCAGGCCCGCTCGGAAACATCGCGGGACGCATCTCTGGAATCACGTCAGCGAGCGATGGGCTGTCTCGGGTGTTCGCTGGCGGTCTGTCTCAGGGTGTCTCTGCGATCGGTGCGTCTGTCGCCGCGTTGGCAAACCCGTTCACGATCGCAGCCGGTGCAATCGTCGCGACAGGTGCGGCAGCACAGCAAGTGGTCGCCGGGCTTCTTCGCCTGGATGATCGCGTCGAGAAACTCGGGAACACAGCCGACAAGCTCGGCCTGTCGTTCGAGTTTATCCAGACTCTGGAGGAAGCGGCGAACCGCAGCGGCACCAGCATCGACGCAGTGAGCGCGGCGTTCGGTCGGCTCCAGAAGTCAGTGCTCGGCGTCGATGAGGAGAGCAAGGCAGCACAGAAGGCGCTCGCCGAGATCGGCGTCACGTCGCAAGAGCTTGCGGACCTTGATCCTCAAGAGCAGTACCTCAGGATCGGACAGGCACTCGCCGGGATCGAAGACCCGGCAAAGAGAACTGCAACCGCCATCGCTTTGTTTGGCAAGACCGGCACCGACCTCATTCCGTTCTTCAACAACATCGCCGGTGCGTCTGCGGACATAGAGCGATTCAACGCCACGCTGTCGGCGGTGGATCGAACTCGCATCGACGGACTTGGCACAGCGTTCGACGGAGTTGCCGTAGCGCTGCGTGGGTTCGGGCAGGAACTGCTCACGCCCTTCATCGGCATCACGCAGTCGATCAGCGAGGGACTGTCGCCTGCGCTGACGACGCTCGGGCGTCTCCTTGGTTCTGTGCTCGATGCAATTTCACCATTCACAAGTGCTCTCGGGCTCGTCGCAAATGTTGCTCTTCAGGCTGCGTCTACCGTCGGGAGGCTCGTTGGCGTCGCGCTAGAACCTCTTGCCACGGTTGGCCGCGCGCTATCGCCTGCATTTGATGTCTTGAGCCAGACGTTCTCGCGGTCATTCGACGCAGTCAATTCTGTCATCGGCTCGGTTGGTCGCTTCCTTCAGTTCGAGGGATCGATTGCGGCCGTGTCGAAGGCGTTATCTGCCGTAGCGTCCACGGTCGCTGAGACGCTCTCGCCGATATTTGAGCGGCTGTCTGAAATCGGTCAGCAAGTCGGAGCAATCCTGTCGGCGGCATTCGAGAAACTCGGGGCGTTCTTCGCGTCGTTCGCGAGCTCGACCGTCACGCGCATCGGCGAAGTCATCTCGACGCTACTAGAGGTGACGGGCATTTCTGACACGGTGGCCGCTGTCGCCGAACGCATCGGTGAAGTGTTCGGGTCTGCGTACGACATCGTCAGTGGCGTCGTCTCGACGATCGGCGGGCTGATCGAGCGAGTGCTGAAGTTCGCCGAGGATTGGCTCGGGATCACGGCGACGATTGCCGAACCGGTCGAGGCCACGATCGAGGTAGACGCTGGCGACACGATCGCGGATTTGATTGCCGAGAACAAGGAGCTCGGCAAGGTCATCGACGGCATCACGAAGAGCGTCAGCGACGCGATCAACGAATCGGCACAGTTCGGGCAGGCTGGCTTCGACGCTGCACTGCAATACCAGCAGAGCATCGACGACCTCAAAGAGAAGTTGTCGGCCGGTCTCTTCAACGAGGAGACGTTCCGCATTGAGGCAGAGAAAGCCAAGATTGCATTCGACGCCGAACTCAATCGAATCGAAGAAGACGCCAGCCTGGAAGTCCAAATCACCGAGAATGCAACGAAGACCCTTGCGGGGATTGACGAGGCGATATCTAAGGCGATTGAGAAGGCGACTGAGTTTGGCGAGGAAGGGTTCAACGCCGCACTGTCGATCCAAAACGCACTGACGCCGCTGAAGGAGCAGTTCGATCGTGGGATCATCAACGAAGAGAGCGTTCGGCAGGGAGTCGCCAAGGCAAACGCAGAATACGAAAAGCAACTTGAAGCGATAAAGAAAACTCGCGACGAGCAGGCGAAGGCAGTCGAGGACGATAAGAAACGAATCGACTCGCTGCTTGGCGTTACGAATGCCGCCGGAAAGGTTGCTACTGATCTTGCGACGGTCGAGCGGGAAATCTCTCGCGTACAGCAGCAGATTTCCGAGACCGGCGTCGGGAAGGACGGCGCTGCAGAGGCTCGCCTGCGCGAACTGCAAACCCTTCAAACGCAACTCGACGCACAGCTTGAAGCGGCAGCGCAGGGCTTCGACGAAGGATTCGCGGACGCGTTTGCGAAGACAGGCGAGAAATTCAATGAGCTTGCCGCCAAGGCAGGCGAGTTCGGGCAGGCGGGCGCTGATGCAGCGCGGCGGCTCTCTGAGGGTATCCAGGCGGCACAAGACCAGGCTCGTGATGGAATCCTCAACGCCGCCGCGTACGAGCAACAGGTCGAGCAGCAGAAGCGTCTCTTCGAGAACGAGCTTGCGAACATCAAGAAGACTGCCGATGAGCGCAAGAAGATCAATGAGTTCGTTGACAAGCAACTCATTGCATTCCGCTTCGGCGGCGACAACGAACGAGCAGAGGCGGCGATTCGGGCGGTCGAGATCGAGAAGGAGATAATCCGCGTCCAAGAGCAGGTGAGGATTGCTCGCGCCAACGGCGATCGCGAAGCGCTCAACGCGGGTGTGCAACGAATCGGTCAACTCGACCAAGTGCTCGCAAACGAGCAGGCAATCGCAAACGGTCGCAAGGAGCTTGAGAAGCAGCTAGGGGAACAGCGAGACAAATACCTCAAGCAGTTGGAGCAGCAACAGCAACAAGCCCAGCAGGCCCAACAGAAATACCTCGAAGAGCAGGCGAAGGCTGTCGAGGCAGAGAACCAGCGGCAGGTCGCCCGCATCCGCGAGCTCAACACGCTCGGCTCGGGTGTGATCCAAGGCAACGACATCCGCACCGCCGAAGGTGCGGCGCTCTTCCTCAACCTCGCCGCCAACCAGCAAGACCCGGCGCTCATCGAGGCGCGGCTCCAGACACGGCGGCTGACCGAACTTCGTGACACGCTCGTGGCGATCTCGGCACAGTTCGCCGGGCCCGTTGTCCAGATCGGTGGAGGAGTCGGCTGATGGGCGTCGCACACCATCGCGAACTACCGCGCTCGAACAAGTTCCGCCTCGGCGAGTCTCGCGACCTCACGCGGCAGTTCGTCGTCACACACGACGCGTCCGGGCAGGCGACGACGGCGAACCAAGTCGCGACGGCGCTGTCGCTGGACATCGGCACCGCTCATCCCGAGTACGCCGACGTGCGGTGCGTCGAGATCGAGTACGAGGAGAACTACGAGGGCTCGCAGTACCACTCGCTCGTCACGGCGAAGTACGGCTTCCCAAGCGGCGGGCTCGATCAACTCGCGGCACCGACGAGCCGACCGGCGTTGTGGACGTTCACCACGCAGGGCGCGACTGTGCCTGCGCTCTTCTACTACCACGGCAGCGGCAACGGCGACCAGCGTCCGCTGACCAACTCGGCCTACGACTACTTTGAGGGGCTCACGACTGACGAGGCTCAGTGCAAGGTCGTGATCTCCGAGAACCGTGCCACGTTCCCGTCGGCGCTCGCGATCGCGCTCACGAACACCATCAACTCGTCCTCGTGGATCGGCGGTGCGACGCATTGCTGGAAGTGCCAGGGCATCTCGGGCGAACTCCGGTTCGAAGAGTACGGCGGGACGCTCCATCGCTTCTGGGCGGTGAAGGTCGAGCTCCTGTTTCGTCAGACAGGCTGGCCGCTGCAACTGCCCGACGTGGGATTCAATTTTCTCGCTGGCGGGCAGAAGCGACGCGCAATGGTGTTCGACTTCGAGAATGCCGAGTGGGTTGCCTCACCCGGCCCGGTCGGGCTCGACGGGAGCGGCGCGCAGACGCTCGGTGCTCCCGCGATCCTGACGCGTCGGGTCCATCGCGAGGTGAACTTCAACGATTACTTCGGCTCCCCGCCAGCGTGATCTATGGCCGACCCGGTGATCTTCGATCGCTCGTCTGCCGAGCGGATCGCGAGCGCCGTGCGTCGCGTCGAGATCGGTGATCGCACCGAGAGCCCGCTGCGGTTCGACACGGTGCCGCCTTCGCAGCAGCGGAAGGCGTTCCGCGTCGCTACGTTCACCGGTGCGTGGGCGATCAATGCGACGAAGACCGTCACGTTCAAGTATCAGACTGCGACGCCGAATACCGCGAGCGTGGTGAACTTGTTTGCGTCAATACCTGCACCAAGCGGGGCTGCCGATTGCGCGATCGCGAAAGACGGCACGGCGTGGTTCTTGATTGAGTGGTTCGGATCGACGCAAACGCAAAGCGTCACCGTCCTCACTGGCGTGTCGCTGACAACCGCCGGGCTAGAGTTCACTCGTGCGCAGATTGTCGCGCAAGTTTCTTCGACGCTCACTATTACGACCATCGGGACTACGGCGTGCTGACGTGACACTGCAAACCGTCAACGGCCTACTTCTGACGAAAAACTTACTTTTTGCCAGAAGACCATTTGTGAGCAGAGTGTGCTGCACTCCAGGCTTTTCGTGCAACGTGCGCAGCACTTGCGGCCAATCGTGCCCGGACGGTGGCGTTGATATTAGTAGTTCGGCAGGCACGTCCGTGTGCCTGCGCCCGACACGCAATCCCAACAGAACTACACAGTACCTGCTCAACGGTGTCGTTCATCGCAACTTCTGCTGCGGAGTCCGCGTGGTTATGTCCTTTAGCGGATTTAGCGCACTCACAGAACAGCAACTCCAGCAAGGAGGAAGGATTTATCTAGGAGGAGTGCCCGCTGGTCGGGTAATCGGACAAGCGCCGCCATACACCAGTTCCTTTACCAACGTATCTGAGGCAATTAGCAGCGACTGCGATGCAAGTGGCGCTTGGATTTATTGGACTGTCAGCGCAGTGCTCACTCAATTCAATGGACGCCTTTTCACGTACCGTGCGCCGGTGATACTGCAATCTACCGCAGGCGATGCCTGTAACGAACTCTATCATGCCGACATTAGCATGACTCGGCTCGGCCCAACGCTGGGCAGGTGTCCTGCTGAAGGAATACCCACAGGCATTGGAGGCTGGACGCTGTTTAGCGATCACTCAGACGAACCACCGTTCTTCCTTCCGCCGCCGCCTCCGGTCAGAAAAGTGGATCAGTTCCCAGACGCTTTTACGAACGCAGGTGATCGCACGCTCACGCGCGGAGGCGTCACGCAGACATTTGACTTTCCTACGGTCAGCTTTGACTACCAACTCACGGACAGAGGGTCTCCGCTGCCATGATCGTCTGTGATCTGTGGAACTTGGAGCAGCGATGTCACGAACGCGGCTACACCCTCGCCGAAGTGGCGGCTTGCTTCACAAGAATTAGCGGAGACGAAGGCGCGGTGCGCGTAGACGAGACGCACGACGATTACCCGAGAACACCAAAGGAAGGCTACTCCCCACATCGCGGCCCCGGTTCGCTGCTTAAAGAGACGCTGGCCGGGTGGCCGTTTTTCCTGTCTCCATCTAACGATTGCTCGTGTGCCAGCAGGGCTCTTTTTATGGACGTAAAGGAATACCACTACCCTGGATGGTGCGAAGCGAACCTCGGCACCATCGTGGGCTGGCTCCGCGAGGAAGCAGAAAAACGCGGCCTCCCCTTCCTCGACGTGGTCGGTCGCCTGCTCGTGCGTCGTGCCATTCGCAACGCCCGTCGTGCCGCTGCGAATTGACAAAGTATCCACCATGGACGCAGGAGGACGGGTGCCGTGGCGGATGATCACACGATCACGATCGCGGGCGAGAAGTGGCTGCTCCGCTTCTCGCGTCTCACAGGCAAGGCTGACGGCTGGACGTGCTATGACGAAAAGCCGCCGAAGATGCTGGTCGATTCTCGACTGACCGGCTCGCAGCGTCTCGAAACCGTCCTCC